CTACGAGGCACGTGGCGAGAGCTTGGCTGGCATCAGAGCTGTGGCCTCGGTGGTCTTAAACAGAGTTGCAAGTAAGCGCTGGCCGAATTCTATCTGCAAAGTTGTGTATCAACGCAAACAGTTTAGCTGGGCCAACGATTACAGAGCTAGAAACCCAAAGCTGGTGGCGTACACACAGAAGGTGCAACGAGTCGTGGCCAAGGCAATGGCGGGGCGATTGAAGGACAACACGAGAAAGTCAACGCACTATCACACTCTGGCCGTTTACCCGTCTTGGGCAAGTAGATTAAAGATGACAGAAGTTATTGGTTTCCACGTTTTTTATAAATATCACAGGAGAAAGACATGAGCGCAGAAAAAGAAATCAGAAGAACTAACGCTTGGCTACAACGCCGAGTTAGAGCAAGCCAAGTTCCAGTTGACGCACGCCCCTACATTGATTATCAATATCAAAGCCCGCAACTCTGGAGAAATGTTTTAATAAAATGTTCAATTGTTGCGGCAATTTTGTTTGCAACCGGACTTGTTACATATGGATTAATTACACTCAACTTATGGCTCGCTATATGAAAAAAGAACCAATACCAAATGCTTTTACGATGTTTGTTGGGAAAAGTATTATTAGTGATGACACCAGTTTCAGACGTTCCAGAGCTGGAACTGTCGGCGGTAAAGCTAGGTCAAAGAATTTAAATGGCGATGGAATACAAAATGTTCATCAATTAAAAGTGAATTCAAAACTTACAGAAAAGCAAAAGCGTTGTCTTTAATTCCCTATGGCACAAAGAAAGAGCAAGCCGACCGCCGAGTTATGCAAAGCATTGAGTCCAAAAGGTCTCAAAAGGCCCATGACGAGGGTTTGGCTCGCGAGTTGGTGTACAGCTACAAGTGGCAGGCTGAAAAAGCGCCACAGTGGTTCAGAGGCGTGATGGATAACTTGGCAAAGAAATACGGTCAAAAGTACGCTGATGATATAAGGGCGTTAATGACATTGGAGAAGAACAGAAAATGAAAATAACGCTACACAATGCGCAACAGGCACACACTACGGTAACTGATGTTTATCAAAAGATGAAGCCGCATTTAATTGCAGGCCGTAAATTCACGCTAGAAGTTACAAGCGAGATTCGAAGCCAGCCACAAAATGAGATGTACCACGCAATCATTGGCCAAGTCGCAAAGCAAGCTGAACACGCAGGGGCTAAGTGGGACGGGGAAAGCTGGAAGCGGTTTCTGATTGACCAGTGGGCAAGCGAGACGGGTAGGTCAGCAGGAAAGGTAGCACCGAGCTTGGACGGCCAAAGGGTGGTTCAATTGGGACTACAGTCGCGCAGGTTCAATAAAGCAGACGCAAGCGAGTTTACAGAGTGGCTCATTTGCTGGGCAACAGACAAAGGTTTTGAGGTGAACGAATGAAAGACAAAAAGTGCAAGGTATGCAAAGAGATATTTCAGACAGTCAGGCCACTACAAACATGCTGTGGCCCAGCTTGCGCCATGCAACTGGTTAAGGCGGTGAAGGTCAGAAAAGACAAGAGAGAGACCAAGACAAAGCTGGATGCACTGCAAACCAAGCCCCAGTTAGTCAAGAAGGCGCAGACGGCGTTTAATGCGTACATTCGAGCCAGAGATGCAGGCAAGCCGTGTATATCGTGTGACAAGCCTCTAGGAGACGCACCAAACAGTTATGACGCAGGCCACTATCGCTCGGTCGGTTCAGCTCCGCACATGAGGTTTGTCGAGGACAACGTGCATGGTCAATGCAAGCACTGCAATAACTGGCTCGCAGGCAACCACGTTCAATATCGGCTGCGGTTGCTTGAGCGCATAGGTGAGCGACAGCTAGACCTGCTTGAGTCGGATTCTGTCTTGCGCAAGTGCGACAAGGACGGCTTGATTGAAATAGCAAGGCATTACAACGCAGAGGCTAGACGGCTGAACAAAGAACGGTTAGACTAACAGCACTCTCCAGTTGGTTCAACCCAACTTGCGCCTACCCCTTGCGGTGGGCGTTTTTTTTGGTAAAATAGTTGCACTATGGCAAAACCTACTATTTGGGACTACTTGCGGGGCGCTGGTGAAACAGCGGCCACTTTAGGTACTGGTACGCTTGCCAGTTTTGCTGGCCCAGCTTACGGTATTTACAAAGGTGTAACCAGTCCGGGCTACGGGACAATCGAGGCTGGCAGAGAGGCTGACCGCGCCGCCGTAGAGATGATGGATAGGCTAACGTACCAGCCAAGAGGAGAGGTTGCTCAAGGCTTGTTGCAATCGCTTGGCGGTGTTATGGATGACTTGAAGATTCCAGCCGTTACACCTCAAGCCGCGCCACTTGCTGCGCTGGGTTTAAACAAAGCTGCTATTGCCTCGCAAGTGGAGCGTGCGGGTATGGCTGCTGAAAGGCTAATTGAGCCTGCGGTTCTGCGAACTTTGGAAAAAGGTGGCGCAAACGCACAGATGTTGCGGGATTTGACTCGCGGCTCAATGTCGTATGCCGACACGGTTAACGGCATACCTGTTATTGATATGCTCTTTCCCAATAAAACAGTTTCAATGCTTACGTCAGCAGAGAAGTCTGCGTTGACAAAATTCAAAAAGGCATTGGACACTCCAGCGGTCATGCGTCGTGAAACAATGGGGTTAAGTGGTGGTGACATTGTTACCCCAACTCCCGGTGAAATATTTGTTCCACCACGCGGTGTTAATCCCGAGACTTTGATTGACAAGTACGCCGTCCCAGTAGTGTCTGATTGGTCTGGCGCTGGAGAAACGGTATCCCAAGTTGCAGGTGTCCCATTAGCGAGGGATGTAAAAAAACAGGGCGGCACGCAGTATGGGTCGCTTCAACAAAACATTAACGATGGTATTGGTTGGGCATCTGAGCCAACTGCAGCAAGCAGCAAAACGGCAAACTTAAACGAGTATGCAGAATTAGGCGACACGGTCGGCATTTCAACTTACCTTGGCCCAGCAAGTTCAAACTTTTCGCACCACATTTCAGAAGGGTTGGTTGGGCAGTTGCCAGAAATACGCCCATCAAGTGACGCATACAAACAATTAAACACAGCCATTCAGAACAGGGTGGAAACCAAAAAAGACAGCAACGGCAAAGAGTTTAAAGTAACGCCTTACAAAAACTTTGCTGGCGTTGACAGTAAAAACATCTACGACATTATGGCCAAAGGCCAAGAAGGTGAGTTTTCAGCGGGTAATATTCGCAAAGCCATTACTGAAATAATGGGCAAAGATGAATTTCAAAAACTTGGCTTTCCTCGCATAAGAGACGTTAACCGAGTAATGAATAAGCCAGATGCGTACACTGGTGGCTCTGGTGCGGCTATATTCAAAGCGAAAAAAGAAGGTGCAATTCTTACGCCGACATACCAACACGGGTCATATCGCGCTGGCATCCCTACGGATGGACTATTGGGTGGTTTTGAAGACGCTGCTGGCAATGTTGTGTCAGTACCAGACTATTTGGCATTTCGTAAAACGTTTGAGCGCAAACGCGCAGAGGGCAAAACAGACGCAAATATTAGAACGTCACTACTCAAGGCGCATCATGGGGAGCAAATGGACGCGCAGACAATAGAGGGAATTTTGAAGTACCTTGGTCGCTTGTAATGAAATCAAGTTCACTCTTGAACTCCGCAATCAGTTCGTTAAGCGTGGAGACTTGTTGCGCCTTGGACAAGTCCCTGAACGACTGTTTAAGCAGTATGTATGGCAGGTCGGTGTTGCTGTTGAAACTACAGTAAGCGATTACTTTTTTCATTAGAACATTGTACTTTAAAAACACACATTATGCCATCACCATTAGCCTCCATCTACAGCAAAGCTGATTCGTTTAAACGCTCTCTGCTGGACATACTGACAAATCCAGTTGCGTCAGCGCAGCAGATTGTCGGCAATGCTAATGACCGCGCTGGTTTGCTGAACCAGTTGACGTCTGACGCGGCTCAAGAGAGTATGGCTGGGGATATGATGGGGCCGAAGTCGCAACAGTTGGCTGGCCAGATTGCAGATGCCTACAATCCAATGGGGATGGTTCTTCTGCACGGCGGTAGGTTCCCTGTAGACAAGGTTGACCCAAATATGCTCAGGACTGCTGTACACAGTGGCGGCTTTCACACAACAAACAAAGTGTTTACGCCTCAGACATTCGCCACAAACGCAAACGATGGCAAAGGGGTTATCTCTGCTTTTGAGTTTCCAGATGAGCTTTACAAGCAGTCAATAAAAGTAAACAACAAGCCGATTGATCAAAACATGCAGGGTGTTGTAAGCAAGTTGATTCAGCGTGACCCGTCTTTGCAACCAGTTCTTGTAAATGAAATGAAGTCCGCATACAAGGCTGCGATACAAGAAGGTAGGGACATAAAGCCTGAAGACGCTTTAAACGCGATACAGTTAAACATGATTCTCAGGCGTCACTACGGCGGCATTAATCAATCTGAGCAAGCGTTGTCTGATGCCGGAGTCCCAGCAAAGTCTTGGGTCTATTCTCGTGAGCGGCCCAGCGAAGTAGCTACGGCCATATTCCCACAATATGTTGATGAACTACGTCCACTAGGACAGTTCCCAACAGAAAAGGGTTTGTTGTTTGAGACAACACAGCAAATCAAAGAAGCACTTGCAAAACAAAACATGCAAGTAGGAAAATAACCGCCAGCCATTGACCACCCCGAAAGGAAGTCAAAATGACAACTAAACCAAATCCAGTAGGGCGACCAAGCAAATACACGCCTGAACTGATAGCAAAAGCACAAGAGTACGCTGACAACAATCACGACTTTCCCATGATTGCAGAACTGGCGCTTGAGTTGGAAGTAAGCCGTGACACGCTTTACGCATGGGCTTTAGAGCCTGACAAGCAAGAATTTTCCGACATTATTGAAAAAGTCATGGCCAAACAAGAGGTGAAGCTGGCTAAAGGCGCTTTAGTGGGCGACTATCACGCTGGCTTTGCCAAGATGATGATGACTAAGCATGGCTACAGCGACAGGCAGGACATAACGTCTGACAGCAAGCCATTAGCTACCGCTCCTATGGTCATTAGGCTAGTCGGCCCAGATGAATGAAGCCAATCTAACGATTCCACCCAAGCTAATACCAGTCTTCACACAGAAGGCGCGGTACAGGATTGCCAAGGGTGGGCGAGGTAGCGCTAAGACTCGCACCTTTGCGTTGATGACGGCTGTTAGAGGCTATCAATGGGGCATGGAGGGTAAGACTGGCCAAATACTTTGTGGCCGTGAGTTTATGAACTCGCTGGAAGATTCGTCACTGGAAGAGGTCAAGGCAGCTATTCGCAGTGTGCCGTGGCTCTTAGACTACTACGAACTGGGTGACAGGTACATCAAAAGCAAGGATGGGGCAATCAGCTACACGTTTGCTGGCCTGCGCAGGTCACTGGACAGCCTGAAGTCCAAGGCACGCATATTGGTTGCATGGATTGATGAAGCTGAGACGGTGAGTGAAACAGCTTGGCGCAAACTGATTCCGACTGTACGTGAAGACAACAGCGAAATCTGGGTGACGTACAACCCTGAAAGCAAAGAGAGCGCAACACATAAACGATTCGTTGAGCAAACGCCTGACGACTCAATTATTGTTGATATGAATTGGCGGGACAATCCTTGGTTTCCAGATGTGCTGGAAGTCGAGCGGCTTGAAGACAAACGAAAAAGGCCAGACATTTATGACCACGTTTGGGAGGGTGATTTCCTCATCCATGCTGAAGGTTCGTATTACGCTACTGAAATGCGAAATTGCAAAGATCAAGGCAGGGTTGGAACTGTTGCGTATGACCCAAGTGTTGCGGTCACGACTGCATGGGACTTGGGTATTGGTGACTCAACGGCTATTTGGTTCGCGCAGCACGTGGGCGCAGAGGTGCGACTCATTGATTTTTACGAGTCTAGTGGCGTTGGGCTTGACCATTACGTTCGTGTCCTTAATGAAAAGGGCTACGTGTACGGTAATCACATACTTCCACACGATGTGCGAGTGCGTGAACTTGGTAGTGGAAAGAGTCGGCTGGAAGTGTTGGATAGCTTGGGAGCGCGTCCTGTCAGCATTGCACCGTCATTGGGGGTAGATGATGGTATCCAAGCAGTTCGCTCTATGTTGGCCAACTGTTGGTTTGATGCTGAGAAATGCGACCGTGGTGTACACGCACTTAGGCAGTACCACAGGGAGTATGACGACAACGGCAAGGTGTGGCGCTCACGACCAGCACACGATTGGGCCTCTCACGCATCTGATGCTTTTAGGTATCTGGCCATTGGTCACCGCGTTACATCAGGCTGGGGCAACCCAATCAGGCGTAACTTAAAAGGTATTGTGTAAGAATCAAGCAGTCTGTATAATCAAAATTGACTATTTTTTCAATAGGAATAAACCATGCCACTCAAAAAAGGTTATAGCGCCAAAACAGTTTCAAAGAATATTAAGACTGAGATGATGGCTGGCAAGCCGCAAAAGCAGGCTGTTGCTATTGCCATGAGTAAAGCGGCCAGACCAATGCCAGTTCGCAATATGCGTGCGACAAAAAACAAGGCTGGCAAGTAATGGCCAAGGCTGGACTCTACTCAAACATTGCTGCAAAGCGTCAGCGCATCGAAGACGGCAGCGGCGAAAAGATGAAGAAGGCTGGTGCTAAGGGTGCACCGTCTGCCAATGACTTCAGGCAGGCCGCTAAAACGGTCAAGAAGAAGACCAAAAAGTAAAGTGGTACAAAGATGGCATTAGCAAATTACACCGAACTGCAAACAACGATGACAGAAACGTTGAACCGGGATGACATGGCAGCAGTCATCCCAAGTTTTATTGCGCTTGCAGAAGCCCAAATAAACCGTGACGTTCGGCATTGGCGCATGGAAGTGCGTACAAGTGGCCAGCAAAGCGCGGGTGATGCTTATATGCAAGTCCCAGCCAACTGGGTCGAGACGGTTCGTTTCAGTGTCACAGACGGCGGTACGTCACCTATTTCAATGAGCGACTCAACCACAATGGCTGAGAAACGGTCAAAGTACAACGATCAATACGGCAAGCCTACCGAATACACGCTTGAGGCTGGCCAGTTCCATCTGTACCCAACGCCGATTGAAGAGACTAACGTTGAACTGGTTTACACCGCACAAGTACCTGATCTGGCCACAAACAGCACCAACTGGTTGCTGTCCTACGCGCCGGACGTATACCTGTACGGCTCACTGCTACACTCAGCGCCCTACTTGCAGGATGACGCACGTGTTGCTGTGTGGGCGCAGTTGTACAGTGCTGGTGTCACCCGGCTCAATGAGGCATCAAACAGCGCCAAGCACAGCGGCAGCAACCTCAAATCTAAAGTACGTGGACTGGGTTAAAAATGGCATTAGTCAAACTTGAACTTCCACCGGGTGTGTTTAACCACGGAACTGATTACGAATCATCAGGTCGCTGGAACAAGTCCAACTTAATACGTTGGAGAGACAATTCTCTGCGCCCAGTAGGTGGCTGGGTTGACCGCGCAAGCGCGTTGACGAATAACTCTCCTCGGTCTTCTCATGCTTGGGTGGATAACTCATACGACCCTCATTACGCATTAGGCGCTTACGATCAGTTGATTGAGGTCTCTGCTGGTGGCATAGTTGACGACATAACGCCGACAGGGTTCACAACAGGTTACAACGATGCACAAGAGAATATCGCATACGGTGGCAAGCCTTTTGGTACAGGCGCTTACGGCGTTACACGGCCCAACGATGGCCTTTTACTTGAGGCCACAACGTGGTCTTTGGACAACTGGGGTGAGTACCTTGTTGGATGCTCAAACCATGACGGCAAGCTGTATGAATGGCAGTTGACCGGCATAGCGGCGCAGATCGCCAACGCGCCAACTCAGTGCAAAGGCCTGATTGTTACTGAAGAACGATTCTTATTTGCGCTTGGGGCTGGTGGCAATCCTCGCAAGGTTCAATGGTGCGACAGGGAAAGCGTTACAGACTGGACACCAGCAGCCACAAACGAAGCTGGTGACTTTGAGTTGCAAACTTCAGGCGAGTTAATGCTAGGCCTGCGTATGCGTGGTCGTACACTGCTTGTGACGACTCAGGACGCTCATGTGGCGGCATACGCTGGCCCACCTACTGTGTATGGTTTTGAGCGTGTTGGAACGTCTTGCGGGGCCGCATCTCGGAAGTGCGGAGTAGCGGTAGGCGAAGGCGCATTTTGGATGAGCCGCGAGAACTTCTTTTATTTTAATGGCTCAGTCGTCCAGCCATTGGTTTGTGAAGTTGCAGATTATGTGTTTAAAGACATAAACCGCCAGCAGGTAAGTAAAGTTAACGCTGTCCATAATGGCCAATTTGATGAAATATGGTGGTTCTACCCGTCTGAAGGCAGCTTGGAAAATGACAGCTATGTTGTTTACGACTACAAGCAAAACACATGGGCTGTTGGCGAAATTAGCCGTACATCGGGTTTTGACATTGGTGTGTTGCGTACCCCTGTTTGGTTTGACGCAGATGGCAACGCCTACAACCATGAGATTGGCCACGATCTACACGGAAACGTGGCATTCGCTGAGTCTGGGCCGGTAAACATTGGGGCTGGCGACAACGTAATGCACGTTACTCAGATCATTCCTGACGAGCAAACACAGGGCGAGGTTACCGTAAAGCTAAAGTCTAGGTTCTACCCTAACGACACTGAGCGTGAGTACGGCCCTTTTACGATGAGCGCGCCAACAAGTGTTCGCGTTACTGGGCGGCAAGTACGCATGCGTATTGAGGGTGAAAACTTGAAGGACTGGCGTGCAGGGGTAATGCGTGTTGATGTAACACAGGGCGGCAAGAGATGAGGATACCGCCACCGCCACTTGGCCCTACTTGGGGTGCTTGGGGTGAGCGTTTGGTGTTGTATCTAACAAAAGTGCGCACCCTTTTGTCGACTCGACTACCGTCTGATAGCCCATCTGAGAATGGTGTTTTACTATGGGATAGAGCAGGCTACCCCGTAATATCAAAGAACAACGAGTTTCGTCAGATTGTTTTAGCAGACGGCTACGCTTCACTTGCAAGGGCAACAAGCCAAACGGCGGCTTCTACCAATACAGCATACGCAATTGGCTGGGATACACCAACTGTCAATGACGGCATATCTCTTGACCCTGCGGACAACACCAAGATTGTCTTTGAGGAAGATGGCATTTATATGCTTTCTTTTGCTGTTGAGCTGTTGTCTAATTCATCAAGCGCAAAAAATGGTTGGTTTTGGCCAAGAATAAACGGAGCTGATGTTAGCGGTTCAACCATTATAATTACGATGTCCAGCAATACTCACTTTATCGTAATGAGCAGGGTGGCTGTTTTCCCAATGACGGCTGGTTCGCATTTGCAAGCAATGTGGGCAGTAGATGACACAAACTTGTGGCTTCACGCCTCTGCCGCGACTGCGTTTGCTCCTGCCTCATCTTCTTGTTCGCTGGCTATAACTAGGCTACGCCAATGACAGAACCTACTCTTGATGACGAGCTTGAAAGGTGCAGGCTTTGGATTGAGTCAGCCTTGGCTTTATCTGGTGGTACACACCTATTCCAAGATGTAGTTGATTCTGTTAAGATTGGCACAATGCAATTTTGGAATGCGTCAGACGGTTGCATGGTTACTGAAATACTGGAATACCCACGCAAAAAAGTATTCCACATATTCTTGGCTGGTGGTAATTTAGATCAGATACGCGATTTCAGCGATTCTGCTATTTACTTTGCCAAATTAAACGGCTGTACAGCGATGACGCTTGCTGGCCGTAAGGGTTGGGTCAAGGCCTTAAAACAACTTGGCTGGTCAGAGAAGTTCACAACAGTGAGCGTGGAGATTTAATATGAGCGGTGGCGGCGGCAAAGGCGGTTCTAATACATCCGCACAATCAATTCCTGAGTGGGTTTCAGGCCCAGCACAAGAGAACTTGGCTCAGGCTCGTGTGGCTGGTCAGATCGGCTACATGCCTTACTACGGCCCTGAAGTAGCTGGGCTAAGTCCAATGCAACAGCAGTCCATGCAAAACACTCACAGTGGCTTGCAGGCCTTTGGCTTGGCTCCAGAAGGTCAGTACCAGAGCGGTCTACCTCCAGCTCAGACATTTGCTGGTGGTGTTCAGGGTTACTCGTCTGGCAACCTGTTTGACCAAGCGGTGGCTGAGTTGGCATCGCGTCAACCAGAGATCGCGGCTCAATACAAGAAGTTCTACAGCCAACCTGATGCACCTCCACCTCCACCTGCTGCCGTTCCCGGCATATTAGGCATGAGTGGCGGCTCGGGCGGTTATGACGGTGGGCCAAGTGGTTATGACGGCGGAACGTTCGGCGGATATGGTGGCCAAGACGGTTCCGGCGTAAGTCCCGGCGGTGGCAA